AATTATTAAAATTTATAATTTCTATATTCTTGTGCTGTATCATTTGCCCCTAAAATATACAAGGCATGGCAGAGGATATAAAAATGAGTGAGTTTAATGAAGCGGAACTCGTAAAAATATTGGGATTGGATTCTTCCGGTAATTCCAAAACAGAGGAGTTGTCATCTATGATGGAAAGAGTTCTGTCACCTTATTTAATGTTGAAATACTGTGGAAACATAGAAAAGGATACAGATTTAAATGAATTGGATAGCGGAGCTTACTATTACTTTATTGAAGCTGGGGAAATTAGCAATTCACCCGGATTTGAACGTTTCATTTTATTGCAACTATCAGTTGGTAGTTTCCATGTACAGATAGCATTCGCAGTAATTTATAGCGGAGTAAAGTGGCGTACAAAACATGGTGGTGATAGCTGGCAGTCTTGGAATGCAATATCCTTTACTTAATTTTGCTACAAACATAGATAATGCTTTTTAATGTGAAATCTTCTGCCCCTAAAATATACAAAGCATGGGTGAAGATATACGGGAGAACGAAATGCAGAATGGTATCCCTACTAATCTAAGAGGATTGGATGCCGAAGGTAAAAGCGTTGTTATACCTACAAAAGACTTGGCAAGCTTGTTAATGTCTCCATATAAAGTAGTTTCAGGCATTATACATATACCAGCCAATAAGTGTTTGAAAATTGGCTCTTTCAGTTTAGACAAACTTGGATACGGCTTTTCCACTATAAATTTGTCCGTACATGAATATAACCATGGCGGCTGGGGATATAGACAAGCATCGTATCTATTCAATGTAGCCAATGAGAGTGCGGATAATACTCTTCTTGGAACTTTATATGGATGTAAAACGGGATTTTCCACATCATATATAAAACAGCTAAGAAGCACATTTGACAATGACGGAATATTCCGCAATCTATACCTTGATTTTAATATGGAATGCTTCGTATCGATGGATGCTAAGGTTATTGATTGGGTTAACATAGAGGTTTCGGATGAATTGAATATTGGAACTGCTAAAAATATATTGCATGGAACAATTCAATATCTCAATCAGTAAGGATTTTGTACCTAATTATTAAAATTTATAATTTCTATATTCTTGTGCTGTATCATTTGCCCCTAAAAAGTATTAGGTATGGCAGAAGATATTAAGGAAAACGAAATGAATAGCGGAAAACCAGCCCGGTTGAGAGGCATAGATGTGGATGGAAACAGTGTATCTCCCACACTACAAGAAGTCGTGGGTGCAATGCCTATGGCTACAACCTATTCAGAAGGAATTATGCGTGCTTTTCACGCGAGAAAGGTTGAAGGAGTTGTATATGCAACAAGTGATAAAAACCTATTTGTATATAAAACTACATTAAACACATGGGATGATTTGTATGCAACTTTTAGAGTCTGTGCATTGTATGCATCCGGAGAAATTGAATATGCAGATTGTTTTTTTGTTTGTGTCAATAAAGCCGGGCAGATATACTTTAAGAAAGTAGGAGTTTTAACGGCAATTATCAAGTCATTTGTTTTACAAGGTATTGTCTATTTTTTTATGGAATTCAAAACAGGATACGGTAGAGCGATTGTTTACCCGGATTTCAATTTGAGAGACTTTGAACTTACAGACATGACAGATATACCTACCGATGCCGAACATATAACGCCAATACAATGAGGAGACTAAAAGCTCCCCATTGTAATTATTACTAAAGTTCTGTAAAGTTTCCGGTAACATCCATTATTTGTGATATATCTTCATGATAACCAACCAGAGCAATATACGCAGAACCATACTGATTCACCAGTACATCAATAGCAAAATAAACGTCCCCTTCATAACTTATCTGTCTCAAATTAGAAAAACATCCATATTCGACATGAGCGACATCACTTTGGAGTGTACCGGCTGGTGCATAGTGAACCTTGCACCAGCCGGGTAAGCAATGGTTATTCGAGTAAAACGGAATAGTAAATATTTCAAAGAAATTAAAATGAGACGTATTATAGTCTTCTATTTTAAACAAGGTTATGGTCTTGGTTTCATTACCGCCAGTTGGTTTATGGATAGAGACGATAGGTTTAGGCAATGAATAATACACTCCTCTGTCGTACCTTTGTTCTCCCGGTAGTGCATCGGCGACTTCTTGCAGTGTGGGAGATATGCTGTTTCCATCTGCATCTATGCCTCTCATCTTGACCGGTACTCCGCTGTTCATTTCATTTTCTCTTATATCTTCTGCCATACTTTGCATATTTAAGGGGCAAAGAATATGATTAAGACGTGAGACATCTTTTCAATCAATACAATTGGTAATTTATATTTTCTTCCAGTCACTCCAAAAGTCCCAAAGTTGTCTGATATAAAAATTTTGCGGCCATGCTTCAGCACACAATTGAAATCCAACCGAATCGGTGATTATTGTAAGAATACAGCCATGCGCAGCAGGATAATTATATTCGTTGTAATTCTCTTGATGATAACGATAAAAGCCATTAGGCAGATTATCAGCATTTATATTATTATTGTCAGATATAAGCCCAGAAAGGTTTTTTAAATCAGAGGTGCCCATAAGACCTTTATACTCATTAGTAGCTGTAGCCATATTTATTCTTATTAGTTCCACCAAATCTGCTTTGGCTATTTTCCCAAGGCTCCCATCTGCTAATACTACTGTTATATATGCAGCATCCTTAACCTGTTGTACTTCATCAATTTTTATATCTTCTGCCATACCTTGCATATTTTAGGGGCATCTGATATAAGTTTTGCTTACACAGATACTATCCTTACTTTTACAAGCAAAAATGATTTACGCTTACATCAGAGTATCAACAGACAAACAAACTGTTGAAAACCAACGCTTCGAAATTGAGAAGTTTGCTCGTATTAGAGAATTGAACATTGATAAATGGATAGCTGAAACTGTGTCCGGCACAAAGTCTGCCAAAAAACGAAAACTCGGTCCACTTATTAAGAAATTAAAGAAAGGAGACACCCTTATTGCATCGGAAATCAGTCGTCTTGGGCGTCGATTAATGGAAGTCATGTCTATTCTAAACACTCTTATGCAAAAAAACATAACGGTACTAACAGTGAAAGAAAAATATGAACTGGGTAATAATATTCAGTCACAAATTCTCGCATTCGCTTTCGGACTATCCGCACAGATAGAACGTGATTTGATTTCACAGAGGACGAAAGAAGGTCTTGCCCGACGCGTGGCTGAGGGGCAAAAATTAGGTCGTAATAGAGGTGGGCATAATTCGCATTATAAACTGACAGGAAAAGAACCTCTTATAAAAACAATGCTTGAGTATGGATATAGTAAAGCAGCTATCTGCAGGAAGCTGAAATGTAATCCTAAAACACTTAATGAACACTTAAAAAGGATGGATTAAAATTCAGTACTTTCTCTTATATTTGTAGCTGTATAGAACTGCTGACTGTTTTTGGGGGGAACAATAAAAAAAGCCCCCGGCCCGTTAATATAGACGCCAATCATTTATTAACAATGCGAGCGAACCCGCACGACCGGGGGCATAGACCCTCTGTCGCAGGTCCGCTTTTCGCATTATTAATAAATGATTGGCATTGCAAAGATATAATTTTTTATTGTATGAAAGTGATTGAAATATTAAACTTTAATCGGGAACTGTTGAAAAGACTCCAAACAGCAGGCATTCGTTTGGAGGATGCTTACTATATTGATCTATACACTGACTATACTCGTCTTTTGGAGCAGGGGGAGAAAGTCTCATATACTGTGGCCGTATTGTCTGAAAAATATTCGGTGAGCGAGCGTAAGGTTTATGCTTTGGTGAAGCGTTTTCAAAGCGACTGCAAAATGACTGCAGTATAAACTAACCTTGATATTATACCCGGTTGTGCAGTCCGTACTACCTTTACCAAAAACTCTAAAATATTAGTTATGGGAAAGTATACGTATAAGCCGCAATATGGTATTATTGTCATTTGCGCAGATGAGAAAGAACAGCGGGCTATTTATGAACGCTTGAAAGCTGAAGGTTTAACTTTAAAGGTAGTAAATGTATGAGGATAGAGGTGCAACACCATTGTAGCGATTTTGACAGCTACCGGGCTGCAAGGGTGAAGAGTCTTTTTAATGCGGAAAAAGGCTGTGACTGGGAAAAGGTAGTAGAACTGCCCATTGAAGATAAAGAGTGGCAGATAGGTTTGATTGTAGGGCCATCCGGTAGTGGAAAAACCAGTATTGGGAGTATGATATTCAATGAGCCGATTTATGATCTTTATTCCGGGTGGGATAAAGACAAACCTATTATAGACTGTATAGCTCCCGATGGGGATTTTAACACGGTAACAGGAATGCTTTCCGCCGTAGGGCTTGGTGATGTCCCGGCATGGCTCCGGCCTTTCCAGGTACTAAGTAATGGAGAGAAATTTCGCGCCGGTTTAGCTCGTTTGGCGTGCGAACGTCCGAAACACGCTGTTGTAGATGAATTTACATCCGTAATTGACAGACAGATAGCTAAAGTCGGAGCGGCAGCTTTCTCTAAAACATGGAGACGCGGTAGCGGGAAAATTGTTCTTTTGTCCTGCCATTATGATATTATTGAATGGTTACAACCTGATTGGGTATACGATACTGCGGAGGCACGCTTTTACGAGCGTGACTGCCTTCGGCAACGTCCAAAACTCGAACTTCAAATTTATAAAGTCCGGGGAACTGTATTCCCAAGGCTGTTTAAGCAGCATTATTATTTAGATTTGCCCTTTCCTGTAGCTGCCGAATATTTTGTAGGATTTATTAATGGAGAACCTGTTTGCCATTTGGCCGTTACTCCATTGTTTACAGCGGGCGCATATCGTTCTACCCGTCTGGTGGTTATGCCTGAGTGGCAAGGAATAGGCGTTGGAACAAAGTTCTTGGCAGCAGTCTGCGAGTACCATTTGCAAGGTAGGGGACGTTGTGGGAAACAACTACCTGTATTTTTCCATACTTCCCATCCGCAACTATGTAGCGCGTTGCGGCACTCAAAGAAATGGATTCAGACTGCGGCGCACCTATATGGAGATAATAAATCAAAGAGCATAAGTTCGTTTGCGAAGTCTATGAAGAGAAAAGGAAAGTCCGATAAATGTGTTACCGGATATGGCGGTCATTTTCGGGCGGTACAAGCATTTAAATATATAGGAGAAAATGATAGTAAAAATATTAGGTAATATAGATACGCCTGCCTATAAGGCTGCTGAAGACTGTGTACGCAAAAAAAGGCATTGTGTATGGCGTTCTGGTGCGAGTGATTTGGCAATAGCTCCACTTTTGACAGAAAAAGTACCATCTGAAGCATTGAAGGAACCACTTTATGGAACACTGATATTTCATCCCTCACCGCTCCCCTGGGGACGCGGTGCATCTTCCATAAAGTGGGCATATAAACGTAACGAACCTATAACAGCCGCCACTTGGTTTTGGGCTAATGACGGATACGATACTGGAGATATTTGTGAACAGGAGATAGTTAGAATAGACTATTCTTTGCGTCCACGTGATTTCTACGCATACGATATACTTCCGGCTATGATACGAACGTTAAATCGCTGTTTGGATAATATTCAAATGGGATATATAAGAAGAATTCCCCAAGTGGAACGTTATTCAAGTTATGACAAACGAACATAATAGTTTCCTGAAGATATACAAAGATACTAACTTTATATGATTTGAGATCTTTTTAAATACTCTTTGAGAGCCCTTTCAATAGTGTTGGAAAATGAATAAAAAATCGCAATTCGTTTTGTGTTAACAGGTGCAAAACGCTCACAAAGTGATTTGGGAAAGCATCACAAAACGTTTTGCGGTTTATAATCATTACGAAGTTAACATCGTATGGCTTGTTGTATTAACTAACATAAGCAAATAAAAAAGGCAGCTACTTCATTAGTAACCGCCTAATTCTCAGACAGAGCGGAAAACGGGACTCGAACCCGCGACCCTCAGCTTGGGAAACTTAATTTATCAGTAATTAACTATTTGTAATTCAATTAATTATTATCTATATAAAAACTATTTGCATACAATTTGCACAACAAGTTCTATATTTAGCCTTATTCAACAATGCCCTACCCTTCAAATCCTCTGCTAAAAAACATTTCTTTAATACATTCCGCCTTCTCTTGAACATCTTGGCAGCTATTTCTATTTACAAGGATATAGGAACTTACGTTTTTATATTCGATGTGTTCAAACATTTTTCTTCCGAATAAGTTCAAGGCTATATTTTTATATATTCTGAACCTTTGATTGTTTGCCCTGCTTTCCACCTTGTCGCTTTCTATATCCATACTTTCCGCTCCATTTACAGCAAAAGAGAAATTAGGGTATTTCTCTATAATTATGGGAATAATTGATGCGCAAGTAACGAATATTCTCATTGCGCCCCTATAATCGTGAGCCTTAACAATTCTATTATATTTATTATCTAATTTCCTATCTCTTGCAGCATAGAATTTTATTGCAAAAACATCTTCATAAGCTTCTGCTCGGATTATATATTTTAACCTTTGATACTCCTTTGTCCTATCAGTATAAAATTTATATATCAATGAAAAATCAAAAGCGTCCCCCTCTTTAGGAGACGCTTTCTGTATATATTTTAATTCAAATGGTTGGATTCTATCGAACATTTACATAATCATTTTTGTATTGGTCGAAATAAAACAGCATGTTTCACTAACAATTCTTCCTCTACCAGCGATTTCACGTAAAGGAACATGTTTTACTTCGCTTCTTAAAGTCCATCCTAATCTATCGCCTTTAGTTTTTACTTGGCGATTTTTTGTAGTAACTTTAACTTTCTTGTTTTCTATAACACTTCCCATACTCTTTGATACAATGATACTACTGCAAAGTAAAGCAGAAATAAGGATGTAACCAAAATGTGAGACAGATTTATTTGTAATTTAGACTGGTTATAAATAAATTTTATACCTTCTCTATTGTTGTTTTAATAGATATTGGCATCCCGCAATGCGGACATAAGTCGTTCTTTGCCTGTCTGGCTATTTCTTCCGGGGATGCGAAGAGTTGCCACATGGGGACGTTTAGGGCGGTGGCTATCTTTTCAAGGGTTGGATATGATGGTTTACCATTTACTATTTGTACAAGTCCAACTCTTGACATACCTAACAAATCTGCAAATTCTTGTTGGGTATATCCCTTCTCTTTTATGAGTTCTTTAATTCTATGTTCCATAATTGTGTATTTAATTATAATGCAAATATACACCACAAAGAAAAATGTAAATTATCCACTTTACTAATTAACGTTAATGAATAGCATATTGTTTGCTAATCATATTGTATATGTAAATTATATACTATACATTTGCATCATCAAAGTTAAACAAAAAGCTATAAGATATGAAACGCTACAACTTAAGCAAGATAATGAAAGAAGCCCATCAGATTAAGAAGTACATGAAACTGTATTCCCTTACTCATGGAGTAAAGAATTGGGCGGACTGCCTTAAACTTGCCTGGGTTAACGAAAAGAAGCGTGCGTCTGATGAGGACACGAAAAACGCAGAAAAAGAAGCGATGAAAGTTTCTTTAGCCGAACCCGCAAGACGCAGCGCTCATGATGATTTATCAATCCCGACATCCGCTTACTATACCAATAACAATAAAGGACGCTTCGGTTCTCATTACGTAGGTGACTAATTTAATATATTATATCATGGAAGAAAACAGACAACTTGTAGGCAATATTTGCGCCTCGATTGAAGAACTTGGTAATGTGATAGTAGATAACGTAGCTGCATCACACAAAGATTATGAAATAATGATTGCTTCTTTGGATAATTCGATAGCTGAAATGAAGAAGAGATTAGGAATAATATTGCCACGTAAACAAGCATAGATGCACGTTGAGGTTCGACCAGCGAAATCACGTTATGATGCCCCGTCAGCAATACGGCTGGCGGGTTTCTTGAATATCAATTATTCATTGTTCATAAGAGGGGCACATTTGCACCTATATTTTAATAGGAAAAACATAACTCTTAAACATTACTTTTTGAGAATTATTGCTATATTTGCAGTGCATTGGGTTGTTCTTATGGAAATTAGAATTAATCAGAGGATTAAGATATAGAAAGCTGTGTAGGTCACAACCCCCTGCATGGCTTTCGCCTTTTTATCTCCGTATAAAGAAATACGGTACATCCTCGAACGAAAAGACTTTATTATGGACAGCATTCAAATTTTTAAGAATGAGGCTTTCGGTGAAGTTAGAGTAGCCGGAACAAGTGAAAAACCTTTATTTTGCCTTGCAGATGTTTGCAAATCTTTAGGGTTGCGAGTAGATGCAGTGCAATCAAGATTATCAGATGCCCCCATTCGGATTGGGGTCACTGATTCGCTTGGAAGAGAACAGCAAATGAATTTCGTTAACGAAAAGAGCTTGTACAAAGTTATCATGCGTTCAGACAAGCCGCAAGCAGAACCTTTTCAAGACTGGGTATGCGGTGAAATCCTTCCTTCAATCCGCAAACACGGCATATACGCCACTGACAATGTTATAGACCAAATACTGAATAATCCGGATTTCGGTATTGAACTTCTCACTAAGTTAAAAGAAGAACGGTCGGCACGCATCGAAGCGGAAAAGCAAGTAGCTGTGCTTACTCATGTTAATAAGACCTATACATGCACGGAAGTAGCTAAAGAGTTGGGGCTTAAATCGGCAATTGAACTCAACAACCGTTTAAAAGAACTTGGTGTACAGTATAAAGTTAATCAGACATGGGTTCCATACACTAAATACGCAACTCTTGGTTGGTTTGATATAAAGCAAGAGGTTGCCGACAACGGTCATATTATCTACCATAGAAAGATTACCGGAATTGGCAGACAAGGCATAATCAACCTTATTAATTCTTAGTTGATAAATAAAGGGGCAGCAATTGCCTGCTACCCCTTCGGGTCTTAACCTCTGCGAACCTTAATTACAGTCCGCCGGATTTTAATCCGGGTGGTGGTTTTGACCCTTACAGTAATTCTTGCCATAAGCGTTAATTATAATGTTAAACATTGGATAATCTCAGCCTTATCCGTCAGGCGATTTCTTTCCTCTATGGCAACAGATTATAGAAATCGGGCAAGTATTACTGTTTATTTGGAAATTTAATGACAGGTGAATAGCTCAAACTTTCAACTCCAGTCTCCCCTATCGTATTGAGAATTTCCGTTTGAATTATTCCTCTTCTTTGATAAACCAATGGCTTCTGTAACGATCTTTACACGATACCCGCCTTTGCTTCCCTCGCTAACATTATATATTTTCTCCTTCATTTCATTTGCTTCCGCTTCTGTTAAATCACAGATTGTCTCATTTGTAATGACGGAAGATGTTTTTTCAGAACCATTGTATATGGTCGTCATAACCCGTATCTGAAAATTCCAACAATATTTAGTTTCATCTGTATCATCGTCCTTTGAGCACCCTACAAGTAACAAAAATATTGCCATAAAAAATAAGATTTTCTTCATAATGTGTTTAATTGATTATATGATTTTTATTGTTTTCTAATTTGGAGATAAATTTACTGACACGTATTCTTGTTTGCACGTTTTTCCTCTTGCTTTTTCTCATATTCTTTCGCTTCTTTCTTTTTTTGGGCTAATATTTTATAGCACTTATCAATAGATTTCGATTTAAATTTTATTTTATCAATTTCTGATTCTATACTATCAATTGTTCTAATATCATTCCCCAAACCCCATAAATAAGATTCTATAATTTCTAAGAAATATGCCGCTTTTTCCTCTGTGAAGTTTAGATTTAAAGCTGCCACACAAGTCCTCACCGTCGGAAAGAAAGCATTCCCATTACCACTTATCCCGTTACTGTATCCTCTATAAAACATATCCTCGGCAATGGCATCCCGGCTACTATTCGACATCATAGCTATTTTCTTATCAACATCAATCGTTTTATAGATTTGCCATGCAACTAAGAAGCCAACCAATAGAGCCAAAAGTCCAACAATTACTCCCATATAATCAAAACCTAAACTTTCTCTTGGATAAGCTCGGCATAAAGCAAATATTGAAAACACAAGAGAAATACCCAATATACTATATATTATAATACGTTCAAATTTCCCCATATCATTATTCTTTTTATTATAGTTTAATTTCTTCGCTATCCATATCGAAAGAATATTCCTTAAATTCATATTCCCTATTTTTAGTTTTGCTATTCCCATAATGTCTATATCAAATTACATGTTTACATTAAAGGAGACAAGATAGAGCAAACCTTTATTGTTAACTCTATTGTTTCTAAACATTGTTTAATTCTTTGTCTAACATCTTCCTCTTTCGTTTCTTTCAAAATAGAATTGAGCGTCGCAATCATTATCTCCATTTTCTGCAACAAAATGGTTTCGTGCATAACAAACCCACCGAATCTATGTAAATCATATAAATCAACGGTTATATTAAACACATCTCCATATCCATTTTTATTTGGTCTTTCTATTAATCTCATCCGAAGCAATTGATTGATTATTCCCTCAAATTGCTGCTTGCTAATGTTTAAATCTTCTACTTTTTTATACTCGATGCAAACCTTCATATCTTTATCTGTATCGAATGAAATCATCCTGCTTATGATTTTGTCTTTTATTTCAGGAGTAATTTCAGATACATATTCTTTTGTTTGTTTAGCCATGTTTCTGCACATAGTATGTTTATCGTTTTATAAAATCAGAAAAGTCACATAAAATCTCATACTCTTTTCCATCTACCATAATAATACGACATGTTGTAGCATGGTCTTCAATAGCTCTAACTTGATTCATATTTATAGCTACGCTCCGTTCAAATGTAGTCTTATCCCCTATCTCTCGAATTGTAAATATTGAAAAGTTAGAATTAGGGAGATTTACATTATCCGCTCTTTCCTCTTTTAACATGCGACCTTCTCCACGCATAAGCCATTCGGCAGAAATCATAGGATTTGCTATAAGTATTTTTTGCAACGTGTCAAATCTTGGGGCATTATTTCCATCCACACAAGCTTTTAATGTTGGTTGAGATACACCAATCATTGAAGCATAAGAATTTACAGCCTTTCCACTCTCATCTACAATCATTTTAATTCTTTGATTAATAGTTGTTTCCATAATTTCATTATTTAGAATTAAACTAAATAGAGGAAATCCTATAATATTTAATAGTTTTTCTTATTATAATTATAGGAAAACCTATATATTTGCACTGTGATTTAAATCAAACCATAAATCACGAGTGAAAAATTAAAGAAATAAACAAAGGTATTTTATTTAGTTTACAAATGGAGAGAATTATAGTTAAAAGAATTAAAGGTCGGGAACTTTCCGATACATTGCGCTCAATGAAAGTAGGCGAAGAACTGACTATCAAAGAGAAAGATTTTCGTCCTACGAGTGTTTTCAACGCATGCTATCGGCTGAAAAAAGAAGGGTTCTTGTTTTCGTGCTCTGCGAAAAAAAATATTGACGGAAGTATAGTAACAAGATTAAGCTAAGGAGGAATATAAGGTTACAAGAAGTTGTGAAGTAAAATTTCGATTACTGCAATAGTAAATAAATATAAAATTATGAATAGCTCATTATTAACAGATGGCTACAAATTAGACCATCGCAGACAATATCCGAAAGGTACGGAATATGTGTATAGCAACTGGACACCGAGAAGCAACCATTACTTGCCACAAGCGAAAGGCGCAGTAGTGTTTGGTATTCAGTACATGCTGATAAAGATTTTCGTTGAAGAATTTGGCAAAAACTTCTTCGACATTAAAAAAGAAGTGGCTGTGGAGAGTTTCAAGCATCGTGTAGATACATTTTTGGGCACAGGAAACGGTGTTGGCACGGAACATATAGCCGCTTTGCATGACTTGGGTTATCTCCCAGTAAGGGTGAAAGCGTTGCCTGAAGGTGAAATTTGCCCGATTGGCTGCCCGATGCTTACCATCGTAAACACGCATCCCGATTTCTTTTGGGTGACTAACTTTCTTGAAACGATAATGAGTTGCGAACTGTGGCTACCCATGACGAGCGCGACTATCGCGCACCTTTATAAGAAAGAACTGAAAAACCATGCGGAAAAGACTGGATTTGATGGCATTGACTTCCTCTGCCACGACTTTTCGATGCGCGGCATGGGTGGTGTAGAAGCGTCAATATTGAGCGGAATGGGGCATTTGACAAGTTTCTGTGGAAGCGAAACCATACCTGCCATTGCAGCAGTAGAAAAATATTACAACGTAAATGCGAAAGATTACCTGATAGCCGCCACGATTCCGGCAACAGAACATAGCGTTATGTGCGCAGGTGGCATGGAAGATGAGTTCAGGACATTTGAAAGACTTATCACAGAGACTTACCCGAACGGGTTCGCTTCCATTGTGTCCGATACTTGGGATTTTTGGAAAGTCATTACGGAATACCTTCCGAAGTTGAAAGACGCCATTATGGCAAGAGACGGCAGACTGGTTATACGCCCCGACAGCGGCGACCCCGTGAAGATTATCGCAGGATATACGGCAGAAGAAGTGAGGGAATATTACAGCGATTTCGGTTGTGAACCAATTGGCAGAATCCTTCCTGAATATGAGATTAAGGGTGCATACGAGTGCCTGATAGAACTATTTGGACATACATTTACCGACAAGGGGTATAAGATGCTCGACAGCCATATAGGGATGATATACGGCGACAGCATCACGATGGAACGTCAAAAGGAGATTTACCGCAGGCTGGAAGCGAAAGGAATCTGTGCAAGCAATCTTGTGCTTGGAATAGGCAGCTATACCTACCAATACAAGACACGTGACAATCTTGGCTTTGCTATGAAAGCGACTTGGTGCCAGATTAACGGTGAGGGAAAAGAGATTTTCAAACATCCCAAGACGGATGACGGCACGAAGAACTCACTGAAAGGACTTATCCGAGTGGATAAGGAAGGAAAGGGAATGTATGTAGCACATGACCAAGTGAGTGTTGAAGAAGAAAATGAAGGATTACTTGAAACTGTATTTGAGAATGGAGAAATGAAGAAGTTCTCAACATTTGAAGAAATACGAAACAACCTTAGAAAATATGAATAAGATTGACTTATGCAATAAGGAGAATGGGAATATTGATTACGAGATTATCCATTTCCCTGATGAACAGGCTCACATAAAATTACTAAGTGAAATGAGTCATAAACAGAGCGTAGAAGTGAACGTGCGTATAACAAGTGCAGAATGGCTGTTCCTTCTGATGCAGGTGCTTGACATCTGCAACCGACACGGGATGAAACCCATTGTGAAGATTTGGTACTTAATGGGCGCACGTATGGATAGAGTTATGAATTTCAACGAGCCTTTCACACTACGCATTGTGATGGATATGCTAAATATGTATGACGCTGATTTTTTTGTAATCGAACCTCATAACTATAAAATTATCGAATGCGCTAATTGGGGTAAATTATCTGCCAATAGTATTCCTGACACAGATATTGTGTGCTATCCTGACGAAGGCGCAAAGAATAGATACATTTGTGATATTCGTAAACCATTCATATTCTGTAATAAGAAACGCAATTTAAATACCGGAAAACTATCGGGATTTGAATTAAATCTTAGAGGTCATGACATCAATGGAAAAAATGTATTGGTGATAGACGACCTATGCGATGGCGGTGGAACGTTCTGCGGCATTGCGCCGCTAATACGCAATCACAAGCCCAAAAGTATTTCGCTATGCGTGACACACGCCATACAGAGAGATGGAATATTGAAGGTGGCGGCATTGTATAACAAGGTATATATCACCAATTCGTACAAAGATTGGCAGAATGAAAGCCTACCGGAGAATGTGGCAGTAAAAGTGTGGTAAATAAAGCAAGGGGGAATGATTATGAATGCAAATAAAATCTCAAAACAGATTACCGTATTTACCATAGGATTTATCGGCTTCTTATCCCTTCTCGGAATTGTCGGTAAGTCCGATTATAATCAGGAAGTCATATACAACATGACGGAAACGGCTTACAATGTTATTGTAGATTCTCTCGGAGAAGGTTGTAGCGATACTCAAATCGTAAAGACTTATTTAAATAACAAAGAATATTACGATAGTCTAAGTTGGTAGGTTATGGGAAGGACAAAATCTGTAGGCAAGGTAGAGCCTGTACAAAAAACATGGCTATCCACTAAAGAAGCAATGGCGTATTTGGGGTGCAGCATGGACTTGTTGGAAAAACTAAGGAACAATGCCGAAATATCATTTTCTAAATATAATAACCGTACCATTTGGTACGACTTGAAAAGCATTGAAAGGTTCATAGAAAGAAACCGCGTTGTATAACAGTATCTTTCCCTCTTAGCTCAACAGGCAGAGCGTCGTTATGATTAATCCATAAAGTAACAAGCAGTTAGCGAAGGTTGCACGTTCGAGCCGTGCAGAGGGAGCATTGTATAATATTTGAGCTTTGCTCATAAATCGTTCATTGGTTTATTGATGTAGATATTAAGAATATAAGTCTTTATTGAAACTGTATTCTTATTCTAATATTAATCAAGGAATTACGGATAGCGGAAACGCGGGGACTCCGTATAGGCTTGGTTATCGTGATTGTCTCTTCGCACCGAAATGTCCTACGGTAGAGAGTATGCGGTTTGGGCACCCGTATCGCAAGAGACAAAGGTTATAAAGACGACATAAGCGTCCGATACAGTCTTAAATCGGTATAAAGTATGCGGTGGTAATGAAAGGCGCCCGTACACGCTTATTATATACAGCCAACGGTATGCGAGATGCAGGAAATCGGATTTCCCCGTTGGCACCAATGAAAAATTATTAAATATGAATGAATTGCATATTTCTCCGGAACGTCATAACAGGAACCTTGTTACCGGAAGATTTTTAAAAGGTTGTACTCCTCACAACAAGGGGAAATCAATGGTTTACCGTTCCAAACGGTCACAAAAGAGAAGTCTTGCCGGCCTTGCCAAAGGCCGTGGGGCATGGCATAAGACCGGAGCCGGAATGAATAAAAAGAGCGTGGTTTTGATAAAAAACGGACGTCTGTATGGCGTATTCCCTTCCATTCAAGCAGCAGGCAGCGCGTTAGGCGTTAGCCCATCTTTGGTAGGCAGGGTATGTAGAAAGCTGCGTAATAACCACACGACAAAAGGGTTTCAATGTTTTTTTGAAAGCGATAACAGTTGGTGTGATTTAATCAAATGAGTATGGATAGTAATAGACAAAATATCTTAACTAATTATATTTCCTACTTGTATACAACAAGTAGAACTTATGATACCATCGGCAAATATATCAAATATGTAACGGATTTTCTTGAAAGTGCCGAAGAAATCAATCGCCGTGGTTATCTGGCTTATAAGCGTAAAAATGCCAATATTGGGGCACGTTATCCATTGATGAGTGAAGCCATTTGTGATTTATTATCCCACCTTAAAATCGGGTATAACCGTCGGGAAAAGAAAATAAAGACATTGGAAAGGCTTGATACCATTTCAGAAAAGAACAGGAAACTGTTGAATGATTTTATAGTATGGCTTACCGATAGCAATGATTACTCTTCGCATACAGTGGATATTTATTATACATCCTTGAAGCAATACTTCGAATATGCCAATGACATAAATATGGAGAATTGCAAGAGGTTTATACGGACTTTGGAAGAGAAATCACTATCCCCGCAAACTATCCGTTTGCGTATCACCGCTTTAGAAAAGTTCTCTAAATGGTTAAAGAAACCGATAGAACTTAAAAGGCCTAAGATGAAGCGCAAGCTCGATGTAAACAACGTCCCGACAGAAGAGGAGTACAACCGCCTACTGGATTTTCTGAAAACGAAATCCAACAAGGATTACTACTTTTTTATCAAGGTACTGGGTACAACGGGCGCACGTCTATCAGAATTCCAACAATTCACGTGGGAAGACATAGCGGCGGGTGAGGTTACGCTTCGCGGCAAAGGTAATAAATACCGTCGCTTCTTTTTCCAAAAACAGTTGAGACAGGAAGCAATGGCATACATGAAAGAAAACGGTAAAACAGGACTTCTCGCTGTCGGGAAATTCGGCCCGTTAACCCAACGGGGATTTTCCCAAAACCTGAAAGCATGGGGAAAACATTGCGGTATTGACTCAAGGAAGATGCACGCGCACGCCTTCCGGCATTTTTTCGCTAAAATGTACCTGAAAAAAAATAAGGATGTCATTCAACTAGCCGACCTTCTCGGTCATGGTAGTGTAGACACAACAAGAATTTACTTACAAAAAAGCTATGATGAACAAAAAAGAGATTTTAATCAAAGCGTTACATGGTAGTGTAGCGCAACTCAATGAGTTGTCATCCATGACTGAAGGGATAGACATCTATGATGCCACCGGACATGTTGATACAAAATTTCTCATGGAAGCGCTATCCTGCGTCAATGCCTTCATGGATGCGAGCAATACGGTTGTTCAAAAAATATCTTCACTGTTAGCGCCGGATGCTCCAACAGACGAAAAGAAAAAACAGGCTGATGAAGGTAAGAAATGGGAGGTGGAAGATATACTGAAGCATTGTACACTTGAGGGTAATGTACTCAAGCTTCCGGCGGTGCAGTTCAATAAAAAGTCTTATGCCGAGGCCAAGAAGTGGATTGAAGAAGCTGGTGGCTCATGGCAAAGTGGGAAGATACAGGGTTTTACATTCCCGTTCAATCCGGAAAGGGTGTTTTCTATACTGAAAGAGGGCAAGCGATGCAATCTTCAGCAGGAATACCAGTTCTTTGAAACGCCGGCTGAAGTGGCGGACTGGCTGGTCATGCTTGCCGGCGGAATACATGAGAATGATACGGTACTGGAGCCGAGTGCCGGCCGTGGTGCTCTCATTAAAGCCATTCATAGGGCTTGTCCTTCCGTAACAGTAGAATGCTATGAATTGATGCCGGAAAATAGAGAGTTTTTGCATTCGTTGGATAATGTGATAATACTTGATGAAGATTTCACGAAAGATAGCGTAGGAAGCTATACCAAGATTATCGCCAACCCGCCTTTCTCAAATAACCAGGATATAGAGCATGTGAGGATTATGCATGAGCGTTTGGCGGCAGGCGGAACGCTCGCAGCCATTACCGGACCGCACTGGAAAATCGCTTCGGAAAAGAAATGTGTTGATTTCCGTAACTGGTTGGAAGAGGTACATGGAGAAGTTTTTGAAATCGGTGCAGGAGAATTCAAGGAAAGTGGGACATCTATAAGTACGATGGCAGTAGTGATAAAGAAATAGAGATACTCCCTTCCCGTCAAATTCGGGCACGCTGAAAAGCCAAACACGTATTGTTGCGTTGAGGGGAGCCAATATTTATTAATCTTTAAATATATAGAATTATGATTGGGAAAAAAGTAATTATTAGAGCAGACAGAGCGGGCGTATTTTACGGAGTATTGAAAGAAAAAAATGGTAGTGAGGTTACATTGACAGACTGCCGAAGATTGTGGTGTTGGCATGGGGCTGCATCTATCAGCCAATTAGCTGTTGAGGGAACGAAAAGACCTAATGATTGTAAATTTACATTAGTTGTACCGATAATCTCTATTTTGGGAGTTATAGAAATAATTCCTTGTACAGATGAAGCGATAAAATCCATTGAGGAGGTAGCCGTATGGAAGAACAGATAAGAAAGTTTCTTAGTATATACTCTGGCTCTGGCTCTGGCTCTGGCTATGGCGATGGCTCTGGCTATGGCGATGGCTATGGCGATGGCTCTGGCTCTGGCTCTGGCTATGGCTATGGCGATGGCTCTGGCGATGGCTCTGGCGATGGCTATGGCGATGGCTCTGGCTCTGGCTATGGCTATGGCGATGGCTCTGGCTATGGCGATGGAATTAAAACATTCAATGGTGACAAAGTATATATCATTGATGATATTCCTACAATTATCAAGCATGTTCATGACAATGTAGCTAAAGGATATATACTGAACGATGACTTTACATTGACCGAGACATTTGTTGCAAAAAGGAATGGGAAATTCGCTCATGGAGAAACATTGCACGAGGCCTTTGCGTCGCTTCAAGAAAAATTGTATGACGATTCAACTGAGGAGGAAAGGTTGGAAGCTTTTAAAAAGCATTTTCAGGACTTTACTAAAAAGGTATCGGCTAAAGAATTGTTCCATTGGCATCATGTGCTGACCGGTTCGTGCAAGCAAGGAAGGCTGTCATTCTGTGCCAATAAGGGAATAGACATTGACAATGATACTTACACCGTACATGAGTTTATAGAGTTAACTCAATATTCTTATGGCGGTGATATAATCAGAAAATTGAAGTAATATGTAATTATCCCGTGGCTCTCAATAGATGCTTGAGAGTAGTAAGGCAACCATCGGAACGCTCAGGGGAGCAAATTTTCATCTAAAACAGATTAAAATGAAACAGATTACAGAAATGACCGAGCAAGAAATTCTTGCGTTAACGGAGGAAGATGTACAGAAAATGATAAAACTCCGCATGATGGAGGAAGGTATCAAACTTTTGGATAAGCCGAAAGTTCCCGAATTGTTCGAGATTGAACCTGCCGACATACAGTATTTCTCAATTCCGCTTTTGGATGGTTTTGTGTTTACCGACCTTGAAGAAGCGACCAAGGTTGCGGAAACACTGAAAAATGCAAAGTCATTACGAAAGGTTGATTACGATTGGAATAAAATTGGAAGTGATTACAAGTACCTTAAAAAGAGTTATCGGTACAAGTTTAACGGGGAATCTGACTTTGATATTCTTTCAGGCTGGGCTTATTCCAATGAACTATACGCTAAGATTTCAAGTTTCGCCGCACAGAACAAGATAATGAAAGAACAGGCGGAGAAAGACAAAAAAGAATATGAAAATCAGCTTTCCGAATCGGCAGAATTGATACAAGAGATAACAGGACGTGTTCGTGAGATTCATAACAAATATGAACGCCTGGAAAGACTTGTTTACAAGTTTACAACCGATTACTATCCGTTGTCTGACAATAACGAAGATATGGCTATAAAGTTCATGACTAAAGCATATTCCTTGAGTGATGAAGAAAGAGAGTATATTCTATCGAAATACAGTAAGTATAATAAACCAACGGAGGCGTAACCTTGTATTATCCCTATTTCTTTATGTCTCCGTTCTCTTTCACTTTCGACTTTTCGTATTACGGTAATGCGTATGCGTATGCGGGTGGCGGGTCTCGCCTTTGTTATAAAACACGCGAACTTGCGGAATATTCGGCAAAACAATTTATTGACATTTGGAAAGACATCCAGATAGGATAAGCATACAAAGGTCGTCTGCCCTTGTCTCCTTCTGTAAAAACACAGCATGGTTCAGACAGGTATGTAGTAAAGATAAAGCATGAAGGTACGGAATGCAAGTTCTTTACAAACTCCATTCCTATTAAAGAAGCCTTAAGCAAGATTTCCAAAAAAGACTTTCCGTTCATTACAACTATCAGAGTGAAGAAGTTGGGAGTTGGGAACAGCAAGATGTACTATTTTACTTAACCAAATTCAGCCGCAGAAAAGGTCAGAGCTATTACCGTACTAAAAGCCGTGAGAGAAGCGAAGTGCGCACCGTTTCCCTTTAACCTTGTGCGGGCGGTTTAAAAATAATTATGCATGGAAAATAAAGTGAAACAGTCTTCAAAGAATAAAGAGGAAAACATCTTGAACGAAGATAGAAAATCCTTTAATAAGAGGCTGAAACGATACGCCTCTCGTATTTCATGCGAATATACAGATGAGAGTTTGGAAGAAGAAAGAAGAAACCTCTGCCTTAGTCAAGGCTTACCAAGGTATTGTTGAATTTAAAATTATATATTATGCCACTTATTAAAAAAGCAAACGAATTGGTAATACCGACTACCATCAAAATGATGGTGTACGGTCAAGCGGGTATGAGAAAAACAACAACCGCTTTGAGTGCCCCCAAACCTTTATTACTGGACTTCGATAACGGTGTGAAGCGTGTGAACATGTCCCACTTGGATGGAGTTGATATTGTACAGATAACATCGTGGACGGACGTCCAGCAGGTTCTGCAAGAAGATTTATCCAGTTATCAGACAATAGTAATAGACACCATCGGCAAGATGATGGATTATATCATTTCTTACAAATGCGGCACAAGGCAACCACAGATAAGAGATTGGGGTGGCATTAACCAAGAGTTTAGCGGATTTGTACGTAATTTATCCAATTTGAACAAAAACATCATCTTCGTTGCCCACCGTGATACACGGAAAGAAGGTGACGATACAGTATTCATTCCGGCTTTGCGCGAGAAATCCTACAACTCAATTGTTACCGAACTTGACTTATTGGGCTACATGGAAGCCAAGAACGAGAATGGCAGAGTTAAGTGTACAATCACTTTTGACCCGACCAACAGAAATGACGGGAAGAACACCTGTAACCTGCCAAGTGTGATGGAAGTTCCCACAAATTTGGATGCCAACGGTAATCCGACAGCAAAGAATGATTTTATCACCACACAAGTGATTAATCCTTATCTTGCAATGCTGGCTCAAAAAAAAGCAGAAAGTGACAAATATAACAAGGTGATTGAAGAGATTAAAGAAAACATTGAGTTTATTACCGATGCAAATTCTGCCAATGAATTTATCGCCCATATTAATGAGTTTGAACATGTAGGTAGTTCTTTGATGATGGCGAGAAGCCTGTTTGCTGCAAAGGTAAAGGCTTTGGGACTGGTATTTGACAAGAAAACTAAAACTTATTCAGATGCAGCCTAACTATCGTATATATGCAACATTGTTGGATTCTTACTTCAATTACCTTAATAGCGATGTCATATATGAGCGTTATTATGGGTGGAGTGAGAATCCACCATGTACGGAAGAAGAGTTTCGGCAGAAGCAGTTTCAAGAACTGATAGACCGTATCAATCGCAAGCCATTCGACAGCGAAGCGGCAGACAAGGGAACAGCCTTTAATGAGGTTATTGACTGTATGGTTGAAAATCGGAAATCCGAAACTGTGCAGGTTGAAAAGGTATATAAGGTAATACGCGAAGGAGCTTGTGACGAAACAGGTAGACCTTTGTATTACGATGAGGTTCAGACCAACGAGGTTATAGGTTTGAAAGCTACCTATAATAATCGTGTTTTTACTTTCCCAATCTCACTTTGCCGAGAGTTTTCCGGTTACTTCAAAGGAGCATTAACCCAACAAAGAGTAGAAGCGATTCTTCCAACCGCATACGGCAATGTTTTGGTTTATGGGGTAATTGACGAGCTGATGCCGGCCAGCGTCCACGATATCAAAACAACTGGAAGCTATACTGTAGGGAAGTTCAAAGACCACCACCAACATTTAGTTTATCCATACGCTTTGATGAAGAACGGTTCGGATGTGCGGACATTTGAGTACAACATTGTAGAGTTCAACAAAGGCGGTTATGTGATAGATACCTATACAGAAACATACGTTTTCAATCCTGAACGTGATATTCCCATTCTTACTAATCATTGTGAGGAGTTTATCCGGTTCTTGGAAGAAAACAGAGAACTTATAACCGATAAAAAGATATTTGGAGGAGAAAATAATGAGTAAAAGTGTCAATCAGTGCCTTATTATAGGTAACGTAGGCAAAGACCCCGAAACAAGGACGCTTGATAACGGCGTAAAGGTTTCCACATTCAGCGTTGCAACTTCTACGGGAGGTTATAAAAAGCAGGACGGAACAGATGTGCCAGAGAAAACGAGCTGGCATAATATTGTCGCATGGCGTGGCATTGCCGATATTGCAGAAAAGTATATCCACAAAGGGGATAAGGTAACAGTGTTCGGCACTATCAGTTACCGGGAATATGAGAAAGACGGAATCAAGCGGTATATAACAGACATACTTGCTTATGACATTGTTTTGGGAGGTCGGTCTGAAAGTTCGTCCTCAAGACCTGCCATAACAGAGAGCGACGCGCCACAACAAAGCGATTTTCCACCAATGCAAAATGTTGGTGACGACCTTCCGTTCTGATGTGTAACCTATAAACATATAATATCATGCTGTACGAATTTAAGCTTAAAGTAAACAAAGTTAACGAGAAAGGCGATGAAAAGGAAGTCGCCGAACATTACATAACCGATGATGAGCTTTTCGGTCATGTGGAATTGAAAGGCAATGAACTGTACAATGGCGATTGTGATGTTTTCGCTATCAGCCGAAGCAAGATACGTGAGATTGTCAATGAGAAGCAGGAAGATGAGTTCTTTTATAAGGTCACTCTTGTTGAGATTTTCGTAGACGACAACGGGAAAGAAAAAGAGAACAAATATTATGTTCTAATAGCAGCAAAAGACATGGACGATGCCAACAGAAAGGCGGCGGAATACATGAAGCAAGGGCTTCAAGACATGAAGTTGGATGCTATTGCAAAGACAAAGATTTTAGACTTGATATAATTAACCGAAAGCCCTCTGCTCACGCAGAAGTCCCGTGAAAGGTTCGGGTTAAGTGAAATCAGCTAACAGTTAACTATCCCAGTGTGGCTTGACCGCCTATCTGGGAGCATTTTGTTAACCTGCCTGCCCGGTCTGTGAAGATATGGCGGGCGAAAATGGTGGTATGGCGGAACAACGAGAGACGCTAAAGTGAAGCTCTTATAGATAGGTTGGTAAGTCAATGTGTTACGGTTAGCCGTAAAAAGAAATTCAAACCACTGAGTTAATAACGGGCAATGCCGAATAGACCGCAATGTCAATGAATAAACTACTTGGTGAAAGTCCAAGAAAAACTCCTATCATGCAGGTGCAAGTCCTGCTACCACCTCATAAATGTGAGCCACACATAAATGGCAAGGGTTAGTAAATAATGGTTGTGCCCCGGAGAATACGCTTCGGGGCTTTTAATTAGGAAAATTATGAAGACATACGCAGATACTTTTAAAGATAAAATAATAGGTCTGTCAAAAGAAGAATTGCAAAATCTAAGAGATTCTATATTTGATAAGATAGAGGTTTATAGAGAAAGACTTGCTATAGTAAGCAACGATAAAAAAGTTCATGATTTAACCGTATCTATTCGTCGGAAGAAGATAGAAATAAGAGAGATAAATAAATTGTTGAAACAATGCCATACTACATAAAAAGCACTAAGGCTAAGAAGAAAAACAAGCCCCTGTCGTTGACGTAATGGCTAACACACCTCATTTGAGGAGACCGGCGGTTCGAGCCCGTCAACGTCCACTAACATAATTTATCATGAAACTTACAATAACCAAATCCGAACTTGCAATCATTCATAAGCTTGTGATAGACCGTAAACGCGACATCCACAATATCGGTGGTGACAGCAAACAGGCAGAGCGTCTAAGTAAGTTGAACAAGAAGATTGCAAGGCAGGTAAATAAATCCTACAAGACATGAAGCCTTACGTAATAACCTCTGCGGTTCTTGTTACCTATGATGGGAAGAAGATACCGTTAGAGCGTATAAGAAGTGAGATAATAACCCGACCTATCCAGTTGACTAAAGAAAGGATACTTGATGCTTTCTCCACGATGAGAGACAAACCGGTGGATGTGGAACTTAAAATAAAGTATATATGAGACATTTAGAAGATAATCTCCAAAAATCTATAATTAAATATTGGGACTTGAAATATCCTAAATGGAAGAAACGGCTTGCTTGTGTTCCCAACGGAGGAAAGCGCAACGCCATTGAAGCCGCAAAGTTCAAGCAAATGGGAGTACGTGCCGGATTCCCCGATTTAATTCTCCTTATCCCCAACAAGTTCTATCCATTTTGTGGAATAGAATTGAAAATAAAGACTGGCAGGCAATCTGAACATCAGAAAGAATATCAGAAGGAGTTTGAAAGTATTGGTGCTAAATATGTCGTTGTCCGGTCACTTGATGAGTTTATAAAAGTTGTAAACGATTATTTGAAATATGTATGACAATGGCAAAAGATAGCTTTATACTATATAAGTCTTTCTACAAACCTATATCAAGATTATCAGACAAGCAGCTTGGACGATTATTCCGTGCGATTTTCAAGTACCAACTTGGCGAGGAGGTTACGGTAGAGGAGGACATTGAAATGGCATTTGGTTTCTTTATCAACCAATTTGAGATAGATGAAACTAAATATCATGGCATTGTCGAGAGAAACCGGAACAACGGGCGTAAAGGTGGTGCTCCGATTGGGAATAGCAACGCAAAATCGAAACAACCCAAACAACCCAGTGGGTTAAATTCAACCCAAACAACCCAAAACAAGCCTAATGAAAATGATAATGAAAATGATATAGAGAAAGAATCTCCTAACGGAGATAAGAAAGCGATTCCCAAAAACAAGGAAGTTGATTTGTCTTTTGTTGATGAGGATTTTAAAGATGCATTTAGGGAATGGCTTGAATATAAGCGCGAACGAAGGGAAAACTATAAATCTGCTAAGTCTCTAAAAATGTGCTATAATCATCTATTAGAGTTAAGTGACAACAGCCCCCAAAAAGCAAGATGTATTGTTGAGCAATCAATTGCAAACAACTATTCCGGATTATTTGAACTAAAAAATTATGGAAAGAATCGGAAACCTGATACTGAACCAGACAAAAGCTCCGCCGGTATCAAATCAATTGTCTTCGGCAAACAAAGCTAATCAGAAACAATGGAGCAAGGAACAGGCTGATATGTACTGGCGCAACCAACTTGTAATTTCTATGAAATCCATTTCACCGACCTTTACAATTGATGACAGCAACCGCCAACTGTTGAAAGCTCTTTATCAATGGATATGGGGAATGCCTGGAATACTTGATTTAGATAAGGGACTGTTATTACACGGTTCTATCGGGGTAGGCAAATCCACTTTACTGAAAGGGTTACAGAATTATGCGGCGAAAATTGCCCGCTATTGTATTGGTGGTGCGGATGCCGGATTGACCTTTCAATTTACCAGCGCTGCCGAGATTGCCTTACAGTTTGCCGAGAAGGGAATTGCCGGGTTAAACCAATACACAGACAGGTCATGTATGCACAATCTTGCCATTGACGAAGTAGGTAGGGAGCCAATGGATGCCAAGCACTTTGGTACGGGCATCAATGCCATTCAGACCGTTTTGCAACTGCGCTATGAGCAGAGATATTGTTTCTACACCCACATGACTACCAATCTTGACCCGAACACGGAGTTTTCCGGGCGGTATGGGGATTATATTGCCGACCGGGTTAAGGAGATGTTCAATGTGGTTAAAATTGAAGGTAAAAGCCGAAGATAGATGGCAAAGAAAAAAGAACCCCTCTCCCCCGTCCACTGCTACCAATGCTCATACGCCAAAGACTTTATCGGAAACTCATGCCTCTGTAAGGCTAAAGGTCATAGGGTATGCGCATGTGACAGGTACGGAAGGATATGTGAGAATTTTAAGAAAAAATGATTATGGGCACAGAACTTGAAAAGAAAATCGAACAATTGGAGCAGCAGCGTGATAATGCGATGCGCATACGCTGCCCGTTAGTGGCAAAGAAGTTTCAGCGCATGATTGACGAGCTTGCCAAAGAGAGCAGAAACAAGAGTATGGATAAGGCAGAATACGCAAAGCAATGACTACCGATACAGCAACCAAGATAATCAGCAAGTATGAGAGCCTTGTGGTACTCTGCACTTACAACATTCTCTTCACGAACGACATCTGTTGCGGGCAGGTTATCGAGAGCCTGCATGCGATGAAGAGAACGCCTTATTACAGACAGGCATTCAAACGGCATTTGAATGATGCCGACAAGGCAAGAAAGGAATATGAGCGTACTGTAAACAGCGTTATCGGTTCAGACCGGAGCGAGTTCTTCGCCGACTGCAACGACAAGTACACGGAAGAAGTGAACAAGCACGTGGATATGTTGTACTGGCAGTTCAAGCAGGTTCTTGACGATAACGGCGTATCTCATTCCGCAGAGATTGCAAGATTTGAACTTGCAAGGACATTGTGCGATTACTCCTGTATTCAGTTCGACGAAAGGATTAAAGAACTTCGGAAGAAAGATGCACGGTTCAACGGGTTTACGTTGGAATATTTGAAACTTTCCAATGTGGCAAGGATGATGAACCTTGCTTCCGACAGTTTGAAAATCGGGAAAACGGTCAATATGAACACAGAACGATGCACATCCGCATTTGATGTGCTGGTAAGAAAACTGTCGGATGCCGATAATATTGCCAATGCGATAAAAGTTTAGTGAAATGAAACTGATTTATAACCTTATAACTCTCCTCATGGACTGGCTTTCGGTAGAGGTCGGAAAGGACGAGGAGTGGTTTTGAAAGTACGACAATGGAAACTGAAAAACTCATATTAGATGCTTGTTGTGGTAGCCGGATGTTTTGGTTCGACAAGCAAAATCCAAACGTTTTGTTCGTGGATAAACGTTCCGAAACAGTTACGGCAAAGGACAGAGATAGGGTAAGAACCATAGAAGTGAAACCGGATATTGTGGCCGACTTTACCAATTTTCCATTTGAAGATAATTCCTTCTACATGGTAGTATTTGACCCACCGCATCTGAAAACACTTGGTGAAACCTCATGGATGGCAAAGAAGTATGGTAAACTGCCAAAAGACTGGCAGACACTCATACATGACGGATTTACTGAGTGTATGCGCGTCTTAAAGCCTAACGGAACACTCATTTTCAAATGGAACGAGAGTGAGATAAAAGCTGCGGAAGTTTTATCTATTATTCCGTTCAAACCTCTTTTCGGACACACTACCGGAAGACAGAGCAAGACAATATGGATGTGTTTTATGAAGCAATAAAATAGTATGAACATCCATCACATCAAAACATCATGGTGCAAAATGTGTGTTTTGGAAGACAATCGGAAACGGAATGGAAGGAAGAAATCGAATTAAAAATAATCTATATGATAATAGCATGGTTTTCTTGCGGTGTAACATCCGCAGTAGCTTGTAAGATAGCACTAAGTCTGTATGATGATGTGCAGATTTACTATATCGAAACAGGTTCCGGGCATCCTGATAACACCCGGTTTCTATCTGATTGTGGAAGATGGTATAATCGCCCGATACATACTATCAGAAGCGATAAGTATCTCAACGTAGAGGATGTGTTGGCTAAGAAAAGATTTATTAATGGTCCTACTGGCGCAGCTTGTACATTTGAACTAAAGAAACAAGTTCGTTACAAGCTGGAAAAAGAGTTGGGAAATTGGGACGGTCAAGTCTGGGGATTTGATTTTGACCCGAAAGAGATTAACCGTGCCATTCGCCTAAAGCAACAATATCCGGATACAAAGCCGTTATTCCCGCTTATTGAAAGACAGATAACCAAAAAGGATGCAATGGGTATGCTATGGAAAGCTGGCATTGAAATCCCTGCCATGTACAAGATGGGTTACAATAACAACAACTGTATCGGTTGTGTGAAAGGTGGTATGGGTTATTGGAATAAGATACGGAAAGACTTCCCGGAGGTATTCAACCGAATGGCAGTAATTGAACGAGAAGTGGGTGCAACGTGTCTGAAAGACAAATCGGGAAAAATATTTCTTGATGAGCTTTCTCCTAACCGTGGAGAAATACCAGAAGAAATCATGCCTGATTGTTCTCTTATTTGCCAAATAGAATTCCAAGGAATAATAGACAGGCAGGTAGAGCGAGTTTTGAAAGGAGAAATTCACATTAATGACGTAACATGAAGAAAAGAATAAGAAAAAAGATGCAGAAATACCAGCACAGATACAAATTGCATCAGTATTTGAAGTATGCCCGCCAATGGTGTTTCGCTCTGGCATATAAGGGTAAACTATACACGTTGTTAGACGATGGTAGAATTGTAAAGAAGGACGGTCAATTATGAATATAAAGAAAATAAAGGAACATAACCCTCAATCCTTTTTAGACGATTTGAAACGGGTAAGAGAAATCATGGTCTATGCAGCGCATACCAACTCCTACTATAAGATTCTTAAACATGAATTGTTGAGAGATGCCGAAGAGAAAACCATCATGTACTATATGACGGATTCCATATTCGCCAGGAAGCGTGATGTCATGGTAATAATTTAATCGAGAAGAATATGAAACAAACAGTAAAAGAAGCAGCAAAAGGATTTGCAGAATCAGTAATTGATTCATTCGGAAGAAGCGGAGTTCCGAGTGGTGTTTCCGATATTAAGGAAATGATTGCTCTTGGTTTTGAAAACGGCTCTGAATGGCGCATCAATAGCGTGTGGCATAAGACCAAAGATGAAGTGCCACAAGCTCATGGTGAATACAAAAATGAACATTATCCACAGATACCGTGCCTTGTCTATGGAAAAATAAGCACTGGAACTGGTTACGGTGTCCGCTATTGGAATGTAACAGAGCAGTGCTGGGACGATGAAGAGTGCGATGATTATGAGTGTTCCAAAGATGCCATTGAAGAATGGGCGTATTTGGATGATTTAATACCTAATAAAAAGCAATGATTTATGAAACAGACATTAGAAGAAGCTGCCCAAAGCATGGCTTACAATAAGATGCCAGATTGGGGAGGATTGCCAGCATTGGCGAAAAAATATTTTATAAAAGGTGCAGACTGGCAGGCAAAGCAATCGCCATGGGTAAGCGTTGAAGAACGGTTGCCGGAAGACAGCAAGCTTGTTCTTTGCAGAATGGTGTCAAATGGAGCCATTGTAAGTGGGTTTATTATACCTACACCAAGTGGACAACCTCGTGTTGTAACATTGCCGGATTTTGAATTTGAAGATTACGGTAATTACGTTTGTGACATGTGGATGCCTATCCCCTCTTTCGACCAAATCCTCGAAGCCAACAAAGATGTGTTACAACGAATGAAAGAGAAAGGAGAAACGAAATGATAAAACTATTCGATAATTTGAAAAATATATACCCCGATAAAATCATTCTATTACGAATAGATAATTACTACGAACTGTATAGAGAAGATGCCAAACGTGCTTCAGGGATTTTACACATCAATGCTTTAACAAGAATAGTTAATGATGAAGATATATCAGTCATTAGATTTCACATGCAAGATTTAGGTAAAAATCTTGAAAAATTAGTGAGAGGCGGATTAAAAGTTGCAGTTTATGATGAAAAATTATGATTTACGGATATATTAGGGTAAGCAGTGACAAGCAGACTGTAGAGAACCAACGTTTTGAGATAAACAACTTCTGCGAACGTAGTAATTTGGTGATTGACGATTGGATAGAAGAAACTATCAGTGGAACGAAAAATTACACAAAACGACAGCTTGGACGTTTACTGCGTAAAGTACGCAAAGATGATATTATCATCTGTAGTGAGCTTTCACGTCTTGGACGCAATCTTTTTATGATTATGGAAATCTTGAATATCTGTATGACAAAAGAATGTAAGGTATGGACAATTAAAGATAACTATAGACTTGGGGAAGATATACAAAGTAAAGTCCTTGCCTTTGCTTTCGGATTGTCAGCTGAGATTGAACGCAATCTTATCAGTCAACGTACAAAAGAGGCGTTAGCGAGAAAAAAAGCAGAAGGGGCAATGCTCGGACATTGTCGTGGCTTTCGTTGTAGACTTAATCCCAAATGTGCCAACAAACATGATTATATAGTAAAAGAATTGGCTAAAGGAACAGAAAAAACAGTTATATCTAAAAGATTGAAAGTATCAAAAACTACATTATACCGTTATCTCGTTTATACGGGGCTTCATTTACCTATAAACTGCAAACAAGAAGGGTGGGAAGAGCATGGCATCTATCATTGACAACGCTAAATAAAAAGAAAGAGATTGATATATGATTTTTTTGGGAAAAATAAACAACAAATCATGTGTGTTTGTTCCAACACTTGATTCTGCAAAAGAGTATATTAAAGATTTTACAAAATCAACCATTGCAGAAGTACCTATTGCGATGGTTAATGAGTATAACAGATATTTTATTACTTCTTCTTGCCGATTGTTTTTTACACGTCATGTTTCAAAACGTTTTTCTATAAATGAAAAAAAAATAGAACAATCAAAAAACGGAAAATATCCAATTGTAAGACTGTCTATTGGGCATAAAAAGGAAATATCTCGTAAGCTTTCCCTTGTGATGTACAACGCATTTGTTAGAAAGGAATGGAGCGAGGTAGAGCCTAAACACATAGATAGAAATCCTTTTAATTGTTCTATTTCAAACCTTATCGACGAAAGGGTGTTGGAAAACCACGAAATTAAAGATATGGAGTTGCAATCCTTTCCAGAACGCTTTACAAAAGTATCTGACATATTATTATACCTTTATGGATATAAAATAAGTAGGGAAGACGCTGAAGATATTGCTGCAAACGCTTATATAGAGACTTACTGCAATAACTCTCTTCAAGCCAAACATGCAAACAACAAATGGTTAAAGACGGCAAAGCATAGAGCACTGGATTTTATTGAGCATAATAAACATGTCAGATATATCGAACCCATAGATTTATGCAAATGGAGATGCGAATGCCACCAATACTACGGAGAAAAAATAGATATAATATCCTTAGTTGAGGGGAATAGGGCAAAGACATATTTACGATATTATTTACAAGGATATACTCCAACCGAAATAGCACATGAATTTAACACAACAAGGTCAAATGTAGCTTCAATAATTACAAAACAAATTAAAAGAATAAAAATTAAATTACAAATATGATATAAGGATGTACTGGAACGGATTAAGGAGAAAGGAGACTGAAATATGAATAATGATGATGATTTAACACTTACTACATATACCATTATTAAACTTCCCGAACTTGCTTTATCGCCTATGATTTATGCAGACAATCCCAAAATGCCCTTGTTTTCAAAACATAATGGAAAATGCGATAGGTGTTACGAGAAAGCGATTTTGAAGCGCAGAAAGAAGAATAAAAATCCAAAAACACATAGGAGAAAATAATCACAGAAACGGAGGATTAAGTTATGAAATCAAAACAAGTATTATCAATCGAACAGATGAAGCATTTGCAGGAGCTTGGGCTTGAATTAAGAAATACAAGTATGCTCTTGTGGTACAAACAAATGCTTGGTAAAATGCCTATTTCAGATTGGGAATTATCGGTTTGGAGTGAAAACCTATTTAGTGAAGAGTATGTATCCCCTGCTTACACTTTGCAGGACATTCTCGACAAACTTCCCCCAATAATTGACGAGGTTTATTGGCTTACATTAGAAGTTATGGATAGGCGAAAGAATGAATGGAAGATTAAATATGCTCGTATAAATGCAGAACATGAATGTGCAAGTTTTAGTTCAGAAAAACTTATTGATGCAGCCTATGAGATGCTGTGCTGGTGTATTGAAAACGGATATATTGAAAAGGAGTAAGCATGGATATAGAAGAAGCAAAAATCAAGAAAGCGAAAGCCGAAATGGAGATAGCTCATATTTTGGAAAAGCTTGAAACAGAAACGGGTTTAAAAGTCAGCAACATGTTTTATATATGCAGAGAAAAGGAGAAATCTGCGTTAGCTGTTCCCCCCATAGAGCATATAAAAACCAATATAATCTTAACGTTGTAATCATGGAAGTAAAGAACGGAATAATAATAGACGGGGTGCTACATGAGGGTATAGTTATGAGAAATGCCCATTGTGACGGATGCTCATTGATAGCAATTTGCCACGAAATACGTGGTAATGATGCGTTATGTGCTATAATAAATTGTGACAAGTTTGTCAATCGTGGCAAGGCAACTGTTAGATTTTCTCGTGAAACGTCCGAAAACACTGGGAGTATTTATCGTAATGGAGTAAAGATAGAAAAGGAGAAGTAATTATGGGATTTACAACACCGTGTTTTATACGCAAAAATACAAAGGAACTTAGAAAGAAACTGGAAGAGTTGGGATATGAAATCCTTAATTCTGGTGATACAACTTTAGATGCACATAATTATGACGGCAAGGGAAGTCATAAAAGTATCGAAGAGGGAAAGGCTATCATAACGTCTTATGGTAATTTATATGGAGTGGTATATGATGTAGATACTGTCACCAAGAAAGAAAAGTATTTGGAATGTTTTGGGTAAATCCGTCTACCATTCCTTATGATATACCGACAGAAAATACGCGTCTTGCCGCTTTCATCTTGCATTTGATTTTTCACGCTAACACCTCCTTTCCGTTTTGCTTGCCTACCTGCAAAATAAGCAAGCTTATTACCTGATACGCCCTGTCAAGCGTAACAGAAAAAAAGCCCAAAGCTTGCAGGACAATGGGCTTAATGTCTTTTCTCACGGAGAACGGACAAGAGGATGGCGAATGACAGTTCGCCGGATTGGAGGTGTTAGCTTCCAAATCAAATGCGTTGCAAATATAGTTTGTATTGAAATAACAAGTGATTTTATTAACGATTTTAATAGTCAAATTAACACATGAGTAAACTATACAAAGTAACCCTCTTCGGCAAACCGTTCATGATTGGATGGTTCAGCCATGCGGACAAGTGGTATCATAAATTTAGTATAATACATTGAACATGAAAATTATATTTCTTGATATAGACGGAGTAATTTCCACGGAAAAATCGCATTATGCACTTGACAAAGATGCGTGTGATTTACTTGGAAAGATTATAGATGCTACGGACGCCAAGATTGTAGTATCATCATCGTGGAGAAGAAACACGATAGAAGATACAAAAGAAGAGTTGACAACTGTGAGGCATTTAGTTCCTTTCCCATTTCCATACGCCAACAGAATTATAGGAGTAACTATAAGGGCGTATGCTTACGTTATGCAAGGTGTTCACCTTGCTATTCCTCGTGGAGTTGAGATAAAACAATGGATTGACACTCATATCCACTCTGAAAATGGAAAAAATTGGAACTATAAAGATATTGGGGTTGATTTTAATTACGTGATACTGGATGATGATAGCGATATGCTTCTTGAGCAAGCTGAACACTTTGTAAAGACTGATACCCTATTGGGATTGTCGAAAGATGATGTTGAACGCGCTATTAAAATATTGAACCAATGAGAAAAGCAGACAGAATAATCAGAGACAGACATTCCCGTATCCCGGACAAATACAAGAAGATTGACACTACTGTCAACGGGAATGCGGAAAGCCTTGCCGAACAACACAAGGAAGTGGAGAGGCAATTGTTTCCTTTACGCCTTAACAAAACTACTATTATTTACGTCACAAAGGACAAGCAAAATGAAGCATATGCAGCGAAGGCACGTAAACGGATGGGGATAGCAGAGCCGAAGAAAACGTTTGTAGACCCGCTTTCAGAAGAGAACATTACCAAGCTATACAAGGAAGAAAAGATACCGCCCCGCAGAATGGCAGAAATGCTGAATGTAAGTGTAAGGACGATATATCTAAGGTTGGCTAAGTATGGACTTACAAAAGTGAAATGCAGATAGCAAGCTTACAGACACAACGATATAACCCTTGCCAAAACAGCAAGCGGTATTACCCAATGGATGAATCGTTCAAGGCGTTCTAAACGTTCCATTGGATAACCTGGAAAAGGCGGCAATAGTCCATGTAAAGGACATTGTCCGCCAATTCAAGCAGTTCGTCTATGTAATCCCTTTTTCGCATCACGTTCAAGTTTTCTACGTTGTTTACGATTTATGCCGTTTGCTGCGGCGAGACTATTCAGCGTCTCCTTCTGTTCGGGAGAAAGCATGCTATATACTTCTTCCCGTGATTTGCCTGATAAGATGGCTTGTACTATTTCCCACATAAGCTACGTCTGCAATGTTCACACAAAAATTTCTTTGCTACCGGAAACATCTTCTGCCCCACATACCCACTAAGATACTGTGCCTCTTCCCCGTACGGGTCGATGCCAAATGCACGTGAGATATGCCGGCATAGATGCCCCTTTTCATGGTCGAAAGAGTTCTGAAACTCTTCTGGCGAAGAAGTAAGGGCTATAACCATTACGGTTTGCCTGTTTCGGATATTAGAGTAGGTGATGCCGGTGTTCAGATTGCAGGCTCTCATGTTGCTGTAAGCGTTCATCAAGTCCGCACCTCTGCATCCTACTCGTTGAAGGTCGGCGATGATACGGTCGGTATAATAGCAGTCCACTGCGTAATATACCCTCACTTCCCAATCATAGTCCGGTATGTAAAACTCCTGCACTATCATAGATTACATCATCTCTTCCCACATGATAGGATTGCCTGAACCTATACAGTCGGCATAGAACCGTGTGAAAGGCATTCCATTGTAAGCGTCCACATCATCTATGTAATCCTTAATGAACAATGCGAGATGGGCTTCGTCAGTGATAGAACTTTTGTAGTAATCCGACTTCGCCATGTTTGCCACGTAAACGCTGTCGTACCCTGCATCTTTCTCCAGGTTTACACTGTACTTTTTCAGAAGCTCCTCTACCTGCTCTTTGCTGATTGGCTCCAGATTTTCTTCTTTACCCGTAGATTTGTTTTCCATCTTCATGCGGGAAACAGCCCATAAGCACATTTTTTTGCTGAAATGCCATCCGTACTGGCTGAGATAGTCAGCCATTGCAGGTGGTATTCTGTCGTATGTATCTAATCTTTGTTTCATATTTTTCTGATTTTAAGTGATTGGCAAAAGAGGGGAATAATCCCCTCTCCATTACATGAACTCTCCGTTGGCGCGTCTGCGTCTGCGTTCGCCCATATCATCACCGTAAGGCTGTGAACCGCGGCGTTCGCTGTAAACCGGATATTCCGGGAAGTAACCCGGCATACGGCGTTCGCCCATATCCGAGCCGCCGCTATAGCTTCCACCGCGTGAACCACCGCTGTTACGATAGCCCATTTCACCGCCCTGCATCTCACGCATGGCTTTCTCGTAACCATGACGACAACCCTCTCTATAGGCTTCTTCCATAGGATTACCGCCTCTCATACCGAAGTCACGGTCATATTCTCCGCGTCCTTCTTCCAATATTTCCCACATTCCCATATTATTTCTTTGTTTTAGATGTTTCAGCCACTCCGAGCTGTTCCATTAACTTCTGATTCTGTGCAATGAGGTCAGCCATATTTCTGCTCATTTCCTGCATGTTCTTATCCATATTGGACATTTGCCCCTTCAATGCGGATATTTCCTGCTCCTGCTGTTGCTTGGCTGCAAATTCTGGATTAAGCATGGCAAGCATCTGGTCACATACCTTAAGAAAGTTCTGATGATATTCCACACTTTTTAAAACGTCCTCACTTTTCTGCTTCATGGTAAGGACCTCGGTATTCATCTCGTCTCTTGACCCTGTAATCAGCATCCCTGTTTTAACATCATCGGCAATATTGGCATTAGCCGGTATCTCTTGCAAATTAACATTCTGTCCGTTTATATTCACGACAAAATCAATAACTTGGACCGGCTGTGGATAAGGCATGTTTGGAACAGTCTTATATATGGTCTTTATAGGGCTTACGTTAACGACCTGCCCACATTCCAAACTCGGATTTGCACCTCTGTGAAGAAGATATAATGTACTGTTTACTCGTAAGTTCTGAAACATGATTGGTTGATTTTAAAGGGGTGTGGCTATTGCAATTTTTGTAACAACCACAAAACCCCCATGTTAACTACTTGCTCTTTTGAGCGGTTGTCTCTGCTGTCGGCGCCGGTGTGGTTGTCGGACGATACCCGCCATTTACAAGGTACAGCTCATTGGTGTACTTGTTGTAGTGGATTTCGTAGATACCCATCCCGGCAAGGTTGCCGACAGTCACCGGCTCATTGTTGTAAGCCAGCAACGGTCTCGTGTCCCCATTAGTCCCTATCAGTATCGGGAGCGTAGCGGTCGTGCCGGCAGGTATTACCTGACGGAGACTTACATAGAAACCACCTACATAGTCCCTGTTACGGAACGCATGATTAGGAAGTTCCAAAGTCACGTTCTCCGTGCCGACCGTTACGGCTACCGTAGGAAGGGTATTGTAGTTCACCCTGCCCAGTGAAGGAAATGGGAAGGGAAATCCTGTAAAAAAGTTAGGCCACATAATTACCTCCTTTCTTACCGGAATTAACCCCAGTAGTTGTTGCATCCGCATCCGTAACCGCCGCGACCGTATGCGGCATCGCCGGCATAGGCGCCGAAAGCGGCTGCACGGTATGTGTCAAGGTTTACGCCGACAATGTTCGGGTATTGCACGGGAACAGTGTTGGGCAACTTACATTTGATACCGTCAACGTCGCTCTGCAATGCATGCAAGCCTGCTGCCAGAGGAGCAATCTGTTGCCCTACCGCATTCAGAATAGTGGTGTTCTGGTTACGTTGAGAGATTTCGGCAGTCAGAGTGGCTTTCTCTGCCGTGAGAGCGGCAATCTTGTCCTGCAATGCCTGGTTCTGCATGGCATCCAGCTTGGCAATGATAGCCTGCGTATTGGCCGTTGCACCGTCACGCAATGACAGCGTGTTCTGGTTGGCCGTGTTGACCAAAGTGTTGGTCTGGTTGCACATGGCAAGCTGGTTCTCGTAGCCCATCGTCGTGATGGCGTTCTGAGTCCTGCAGCAACAATCTGCAATCTGTGTGAGAACAGCCTGATTGCCGGACTGGAATGCGTTGATGATTTGCTGCGAGGACATGCCCACCTGATTGCCCACATTGGCGATAAGTCCTTGAATGTTACACAAGGCGCTTTGCAACTGCTGGGTAGAGCAGTTCAAAGAAGAAGCAAGCTGATTGATGGCGTTACCGTTACCCTGAATGGCTGACATCAGGTATTCACGACCCACATCACCGTTAAGCTCGGCAGGCAGACCGCCGCCATTGCCAAAGCGGTTACCGAAGCCGTTACCGCCCCAACAGAACCACAAAAGGATAATCCAGATGAACCACATTCCGCTTCCACCCCACATGTCTTGGTTGTTACGTCCCTGGTTCAGTAAAGCGAGAAGTCCGGGGTCTACACCCTTGCTTCCCATCAGGTTGGGTAGCATAGCCATAATGTCGAATTTGCTTCCGCCACCATTTCCGTTGTTCCCGTCTTGATTGAAGACATACGTTCTTTCCATAGAGATTTATATTTTGTATTACGGTCAAAATCAACCGCATCACAAAAGTATCTAAATGGTACTCCTTATAAAATTCTATGCTTCACTTGCGTGGGAACTTTGTTTCACTTTGTCGTGAAGAAATCTTCCGGTATTTTGGCATATTTTATTTTTTTTATCTGATATATGTTTTTTATACCAAATAAATATAATAATTTTGCAACAAAGGACGAGCGCCAACAGCACGTGGATATAAGTGAAGGGATAACGGAGCATAACGCTATCCCTTCATATTATCTGCTTCTTTGTATGGTTGATGATGAAAGATATGCTTCTTGTGCTTAGGCCTGTCCATTCCCTTACTTTGTTATATAGATATTCTTTTGACACATAGCGACCTGCAACACCAAGTTTTTCTATCTCTTCACGATAGATGTCGTGTACCAAGTTATCGCGCAAAATGGAAGAAATTCTTCTATTATTCCCGGATTTACACATAAGATTCAGTTTTTATTATTATTTTTGTCGTGCCAACAAGATTCATATAAATAAAGTAAGCACGTAGAATGTTTAAATTAAGGCATTTGCCCCATCCACAATCTACGTGCTACGTTTATATAATGATTCTTGTTGGCGCTTGAATCTGTGTGGGTGGGGCTTTCTTTATACTCTAAGCCCCCGAAAGAGCGCCAGCTTAAGCCGACTTCTACATCGTTAATTTCTTTCTTACCATACTCGATACATATATAATTTTCTCGTAAATGTGTATTTTCTATATATAATTTTTATAAGAATGTGTATTTTGTGGGATTTTGATGAATTATTGTTGCTTAATCCAATAAGTTTACCTCTATGATATTGCTAAAATTACCACTGCCACAAATCATAACTCACTCCACCGCCAACATAAAAACCGCCTGGATAACCATACCCGGCTTGCAACCCTAATCCCCAACGCTTCTTCTTCGGTTTGATGGAAACCGGATGATAGATGTCATTCGTCACCGTCTGATAAACCGTTCTCGGATATACAGTCATACTATCCAGCCGCGGGTCTACATATCCGCTCACCACCGCACGATACAAGCTATCTTCATACACAACCCGTTTGCGATGGAGCAGGGTATCACCTATCCGTATAGTATCATTCGGCAATATCTGCCAAAACACAGCCATCGGTTTAGAGACAAGAACCGTATCAAGTTTGACAACCGTCTGTATCTTCGTCTCGGTACGGATTTCTGCCGGCAAAGGCTCGTGCGGGCGAAACCAAGCCACCACACAAGCGATTGCCAGCAATACAACTAATAGCCACGGTAACTTTCTCATATCTTTTTCCAATTATCCTTTAACCAAGTAATTTCATCTTCGGTAAAGCTACGGTCGGCGATGATGATTTTGCCGTGGCAACCGATATACTCTCCTTTCAACTGTCCACCTATAAGCAATATATCGCCATCTGATGAAGTGCCTACACCAATAACTTTCCCGTTATAAGATTGCTTTGTCTGGTAAGTTATACCACTCTTACCTATTAAATCATCAATATTGGTACTTTGTGAGTATGAAAATGTCTCACTAGATAACGAAGCATTAACCTTCTCAAAATTAAATGCACAATTAGGCCAGATATTACCTTTAGTAATAAAAACTCGATTACCCTCATTATCAAACCACGTCCTATCCGCCATCACCGTGTAATCTTCCAATATAGGGAAACCGTAGCAGACGGCGTACATCTTGCCGTCGTAGCAGAGCTGGTTGGGGTAGTCAGGGATTTGGGTAAAGCAAACATTATCTTGGCAAATATTATTACAGACAATACCAACGCCAGTATTAGTTTCTACACTATAACTCATTGGAAATTCATAGATACCATCTTTGTCTATAACAAAATCTACACCTCTTCCCATTTTCATCATACCAACGATAATGAAACTTATCATTAACTATTCCTTTAACTTCTATTTTAAAAGTAGGAATATCTGTCAGACTCTTATACTGAAATAACCAACCATTTGGATGTCCTGCTAATGAACAAATACTATCATATTGTCTTTCTGTATATGGTAAATATGCTGAATTAATAAGTAAGTCAGAAAGAAAGTCAAATTTATACACTCCCATTCCGCTATTCAGCTTCCCCTTACCGCCGTACAGATAGGCATGGTGCCGTTGCCGCTAAGGTCTTTTAGAATAGAAGTAGGAAGCTGGGTGATGGTGATATTACATTCACCTACGAAATTGGTATATATGCCATAGCTTATTAAACCTTCTTTCCATTCAAGTGTATATACACCATCCTTATCGGCTTCTAAAATGTGTTCTCCATAATCAAACCCAAACTTAACGTGCTGCCCTTCTTGCAATCCTCTAATTAAAACCTTAAAATCATAGGGCTTTATAGGAGAATATATAAGTGCGGTTTTTTGTGATACATTTGTAAGGGCTAATGAATTAGAAGTTAGAGAGCCTGTATATTTTTCCGGAGAATTATTCCATTTCTTAAAGTCTTCCGTGTATGCTTCAATCACATCATAGTTAGTCAACCCCTGCTTCTTCGGGTCGTAGATAGCCTTGATAGATTCTTTTAAACCTGCCGGCCATGCAAGACCACCGCCCGAAGCAGAGGGGAAACCGACAGACGGGATGCCGATAGCAGGCAAGCCGATTACGGGGATAGTGATGTTGGGGATAGTGATTGGGTTCATAGGCTATCCCTCTTTAATCATTTTGGCTTCCAATACTTCGGTAGCGCTCTTGATTGTGATGTTTATGCCATTTGCTATCCCTACGATACGGAAAATCGTATTGGACGCACCGTTATATTGGGATGCGTTGGGATAAAGCGGAACTGGCTCCAAATCATCAATCCCTGCGAAAGCGGTTACATATCCGCCCTTATTCTTTATCTGTATAGTAACGGGATTGCCATCGCTGACAAATGTTGCGTAATACGCATTCTCGCTTTCGTTCTTTTCAAATGATAAAATTTCTGCTGCCATGATGTTTACTTTTTAGAGTTTCAATACTTGGTTCCTGTTGCCTTCCCTTCGGTGACTGACGTGTACCCATGAGAAATTTTTCTCATCAATTACCTGGTCGAAGGGAAGCTTCAATTCTTGTATAAGATTGAACAGTCTTTTGTTCTCTTTCGGGGTATTCGGAGTACCGACAATATCAGCAGCACACCCGTTCATGTGGTCGCTCGTTTTAGAGCCGCCTACTGCTTTATTAAGAGCAGGGCAACGGTATCCGCTTGTCACTGTGATAGGTTTGCCGTAAGCCTCTCTTAACGGGTCGAGGACATTGTCAACCAACGCTTGTGCATTGGGAAGCAGTTCTTTCGGCAATCTGTTGTCTATGGCTTTCTTGTCAGCCGTTTCGCTTTTAACCAGTTCTGCAATTGTAAAGTATCTCATGTTATTTCTCCTTTCTAAAATATTTGTCATAAACCACATGAGCCACCCATCCGGCAACAACACCGACACCGAATGATACGACAGTAGTCAAGTTCACCCAAAACGGTGTGTAGTGCATGTAAAGCATAACTCCCACGATGATAGCGATAACAATCGCTGCGATAATCAGTTTCTTTTTCATTTTGTTACTCCTTATCTTTAGTTATTATTTCATTCATATCTTCTTTCTCGACATCGAGCACTTTCTTTCCGAACAATCCCAACGCTTTCAGTAAGTTGAAATTATATCCCTTTGGCTTCAAGATATTGCTTATGATAGAGCAGAACTCTATGAAGCAGACAAACAAGCATGAATACACATCAATATTCCATTTATTGCCGGAAGCAATGTTTATCATCACCACCATACAAACAAAAGCAAAGTATGTCACCATTTTACCCATAGTACGGCGCACAGCACCGGAAAAGCGTACTTCTTCACCCATCAACAGACTTTTCCTTATCCCGAACGCAAGGTCACACACAACGACTGAAAATGTTACTATCAGCCACGGTATCATGTGTTCCAATGACTGCGCAATAAAACTGCTTGCTATTACCGAGAAACCACCCGGTATGCTTTGGGTAATAATGTTATTCTTCATCTTATCGTTATTTGTCAATTATTCCTATCTTTGTGTCTCTTATCAAATAAGCGAACTACTGTCATTCCGTTTTGCTCGTGAGAGTAGGACGGGATTTTCATATCTTGCCGTAGTATCTGAACCATGCACCCCATTTGCGTTCTTTCAAGTAGTTCGGATTGTCCTGGTTGAGTTTGGCTTCCATTTCAAATGCGCTCGCACGGTAAGCGTTTTTATTGACCTCTCCATCCCCAATCTTGTTGTCTGTGAACAAGTGATACACGAAGCTTACAAACCATTCTGCCAAATAAAGAATGTAGTAGAATAGCGGGATAAGTAACAACCACCACGCACTGACATGGAATGCCAGCAATACGGACGGGATAGCCGCTATCTCCATACACTCGAAGAACTGTTTCTGATGTATTCGTTCGTGGCGTATGGTTGTTTCGGACAACTCTTTCAGCCTCGTAAGGATGAAGCCGAAGAACATGATTGTATGATAGCTGCCAAAGAGGATAAATTTCGCAAACCAGTTGTCTAAAAAGATTGTTTTCATTGTGAATTAGTTTTAAATGCTGTCTCTAATAATTCTATAATATTACTTGTTATTTTATCACTTTTAATTGCAATCATATCTATTTAATTATCAAAAATAAAAACAATCCAAGCAAATTGCTTATACACTTCGCTTG